TTCCACAACCTTTTGTATGGCTTTGATTAAGATATTGCTGGGCAATATCATGCCATCTTTCACTATGGGAGCACCTGATTCATCCAATATCAAACTATTGATTAAATCTGTTAATTTACTAAAATCTTTGCTGTCCAGTGTGGCCAATTTGATAAAAGTGTCCATGTCCTGGCGATCGTACACATAAAATTCCAAAACGTCACCATAGGTTTGGCGTATTTCTTCATCATCCAATTCTATTTTGATTAATTGTGGTTTGGCTGCTAATTGTGATAGTTTCATCTCTATTTGTCTTCCTCTCTGTTGATCAGTTTGTTTAATACCAATAGACTGAAACCCAATCTATTGGTGGCTTTTACGAGATCTGCTTGGGCACACTTGATTTCGTTCTTTGCTTTGGCAATCTCTGCCAACATACTGCGTAGCAAGTCTTTGGTGTTTTTTTGCTCAATCAAATCCATAAATCTATATCAGTATTTATCGTGGTGTTTAAAATAGGGGAAATTAATCCCCTATTCTAAATTGTTGTATTACTCAGTAGCACTAGCTGTGTATTCGCCTGTCACAGTGATTGTGATAGGTGATATCCAAACTGGTGAATCTGCAGATACGGTTGGAGCAAGTCCAGTGATGTAGCCTTGACCTTTGATAAAACGGTCAGTGGCGCCACCTTCTTGGAATTTCAAACTGAAAGTCACAAGAGTTTTGTTTCTGCTCATACCTAATATGCCTTGTGCAGCCACAGTGTCTGATTGAACAGATGCCAGTGTGGTGCCAAAGAAAGTAGTAGGATCAACTACCAAATTCATAGAAATAGAATTTGTTGAAGTTGTGGCTACCTGTTTCTTTGCTGTTGAGTCCAATTGTGACCAAGTGAACACATCATTGGCAGCATTAATGGTAATATCCTGTAATGCTGGCACAGTAAGAGGCGTGCCTCCTAATGTTAAAGTGCCTTCAGCAATACCCACATCTAGTTTTAAAACTATCTGTGATGTAGTACCTGGGGCTGGGTTAATATAAGCCATGGTATTTCCTTATGTTATCTTGTTAAAACGAATTTCCAATTCTGTCACCAGTAAGTCACCGTCATATCCTGTGCTCACATCCAACTCTCTACGAATTACTCCGCTCACAGTTGTGATGTCTTTGGCACCTTTCAATGCAGTTAATACCGTGTCATAATTGACTGGTAATAATTTACTATCCACGGAGAAGAAAATGGTTACAGATGTTTCTTCATCCATCACTGTCAATCCATCCAATGCTTGTAGAATGGGTTCAGATATAATCTGTTCCTCATCCACATAAATCCTTTTGGGATTTTTTACATACATGGCTTGACCTGATTCTGTGTAAGGTAGTTCTGTGCTCACTGTAAATGTGCCCAGATTTAATCCTTGAACATAATCAATGATCTCTGTTCTCATTGCTATCTAACTCTCTTCAGATTCACTTGTCCTGGAGACTTCTCTGTGGATTCAACTGTGTTGTCTCCATCAAAGTCATACCAATCACCTGCTGTGATTAATTCCGTCAGCAAAGATTCTGCTTTGCCTGTGTAGTAGCCCATCTTCTGTCTTTCAGCATTGTTTTCATTGCCAAAATCAGCAATCATTGGCAGAACCAATTCACTCAGTGCGGTATAAACACACACATCTGTGAAGTCGTTCAATCTGCCTTTGATCTTGTTGGGATTCACCACTGGAACATCTGCCACAGTATTATACACTGTGGTATTATCACGAGTGATATAGTATGATTTCCACCAAGAGCTAGAGCGTATCTTTGCGAGAATACGCTCTGTGGCTCTGATTAATAGATCTTCAATGAGATCATCTGTGAGTCCTTCATTAGAATCAAATAGTCGTTGATCTCTTGCCACCACGTCGTCGTAGTCAGCAAAACTTATCACGTTGCTTGATACAGTAATAAAAGCCATTCAGATCTCCTATGATAACAAATTATAGTATAGATGAGTCAGAATGGATTTCAACTCCATACTGTTCTCTAACTACACCTTTACCGTAGATTGCAGTTGCAATAATATCATCACCTCTCAAAAGAGCTTGTCTTTGAGATTCAATTTTGATATCTTGCATAATTGCTAATCCTAATGCGTCTCTATGGAACACTCCACCTTTGAAATCACCTGTAGTGCCAGTGTTGGCAATGTTAGATGTTTCGTAGACTGGTACCCCAGCTAACATTCCCACAAATCCCATTCTCATCGCTTCATTTTGAAGGTCACCTGCATTTGGGTTAGCGAACGTGTTAGTGATGTTGGCTTTTAAATCATAGGCAATTGCTGGGTGTAATACACACGCAATATCTGTGCTAGGCACGCCTGCTGATTTTAATTTTGCCACAGCTTGGAAAATTTGAGCCGCAGTCACAGCAGTTGTACCATCACCTACTGTGTTAGTAGAGAATGAATCAAACAATGCTGTTAAGTCAAGGTCAATTTTTCTAGCGATAGCTTCACCAAATAATCTACCTACATCTGATACCACATTTGATACTGATGATAATCTTGCTAAGTCAGTTACTTGAGTTGCAAGACCTACTTCAGAAACAGTTAATGTGACACCGTCAGTTGATACATCTGCTGGAGTTGCCGCTGTGCCTTCTGTTAGGCCAGCCGCTGTTTGTAAAGGGTATATTGGCACAGTGATAGTTTTACCTGATGCTGTTCCAATAGAATAGTTTTTTACCAAACCTCTCATTATAGAACGCTCAGATGCTACGAAAAGAGCTTCTGCAACGATGCTAGGTAATAAGTCGTTCAGTGTTGTTGTTGTTGATGCCATGTGAATGGTCTCCTTAAAGGTTATTGTTAAATTCTTAAAATAAAACTATTTTTATTTTAAGCCAAACCGTTTTGTTTGCGATAGGTTGCATACAATTTACGGTGGTCAGGATTTTTAAAATCCAATTTAGAGATATCCAATTTTTGAGTGTCTGACTGAATGTTTGATTTAGAGTTTGTTGTGGCTGCACCTGCTTGAACAAAATGAGGATTGGTTTTTAACCAATTGCCTACAAATGTATCCACATCCAAAGGCGTTCCCTGATCTGAATACATCACTGTATTTTTTTCATCAAGCACTTCCACGTCACCCTGATCATTCAATCTAACTCTATTGTTCAACAGCTGTCGCACTTGTTCTGGATTAACAGAACGGTGTTTGGCTGCCGCATTCAACAAAGGAGTATTAACTTTATATTCCTTTATCAAAGAATCTCTCTTTTGAATTTCAGCGTCCTTTTTAGCGGCTAATTCTTGTAATGTTTTTTCAAACTCGCCTCGCTTGATTGCTTGATCCTGAGCTTTTTTCTCAGCTTCTGCTTTCAATTGACGCAGGTCTTCCACATCACCAAGATCTTCATAAGGTCTTAGAAGTTTTTTAGATAATGACCCTTTCATTCTGGCCATCATATCATCCACTTCTTTTTGACTGTATGTTTTATCCGCTGGTGCCTGATTTTCTGTAGTGGTTGCTACTGTGGCATCAGTTGCCTTATCGTTTACCAATGTATTTTCTGACATCGTGCATCGCCTCCTTTTAAGAGTGTTGTTGTTATTAAATGATCCTATGATGTTCACAGGATCTTATGCTTATTTATGCTTATTGTGGTTTCTTAGGCGGAATTTGGGTCTTAATAATTCTTTTATCAAAACTTTCTTCAATTATGGGTATTTTACTTTTTTGAGTGTCTTTGTATTCATATGCGTATTCACCCACTTCTGTTTCTGTGGTGGTCCATCTGGGTTCATCCTCCACACTCCAATTGTGAGTGTTGACCAGTCTGTTAATGAGTGGGGGCTTGCTCCAGTCCACTCCCATATTTGAATCAAAAAATCTGCATCTGTTGTTGGGTTGAATGGCATAGTTGCCGTTGTCCTGTGCAATCACGTGACCACACTTGTGTTGGTCTGGTTTGCCTGCATAACCATAATTTAATTCATTGAAATCACCTTCTGTCCAATCAATGGTGAACAGATATTTGCCTTCTTGTTTCTGTTTGCTTCTGGTAGTGTATTGCACTTTGGCTCCTGCCAATTGATGAAATGTTGTGACTGCCACATTGTATGAGAATGAATCCCACAGCACCAATTCACTCAAAGGTTGTTCTTTTACACCTTCAGATTGACAGAAAGCTGAAATAGGAGCTCTCCACCATACTCCACCATCTTCCATCATGAAATGAAATAGGGGTGCTTGTTTGGGTTGACTGCACACAGCAAACACCACACACCAAAAATACTTGTCGTGTGAGTCCTGTTGATCTCTGAGATGATTGCCTCTCACATAGCACTCTATTAGAGGTATGTTGGCGTTGAGGTACATTAGTCTATGATCACTTTGGTTATGGTGCCCAATAGTTTTGATTTTGAATGTGTTTGTATGTTGAGATCTGCAAATCGTTTGTCCAGTTTGGATTGTTCTGTTCTTCTGCCTGTGGCACAACCTATGCACACAAAACCTGTGGCAGTTTCCATCCAATGCAGGGTGGTGTTTTCCAGTTCACACTTGGCGCAAATCATACAGTTCTTTTGTGTTTAAGATTGATCTTCCACATCCAACAGGTCTTGTTTGGCTGCCAACAATGCATCTGGTGTGATACCTTCAGCAATAATTTTGGCATCAGAATCTCCTGACATTATTTTTTGTTGAATGCTTTCTTCTGGTGTGCTGGATTCTGTCAGAGCATCTTCTGTGTCCATTTCCAACCATTTCTTCAATCTTGCATCAATGCCCAATCTAACTTCTGGGTCTTGACTCTGTATGTCACTGGCTGTTTTAAGATATTGTATTTCAGCACCAGTGTCTTTCACATTGAATTCTTCTGGATAGTCAATAGAACCATTCCATTTTGTGCCCATGTACTTGCACCAAAATTCAAACAGATGTTCTTCTGCCAATTCAAGGTTGTCTGCCTTTTCACTCAGTTTGGCTGCCAAAAGTTCAAACTCCACTTGCATAGCCACACCACTTAGGGTACGACTTTCTGTTGCACGAACTGCGCCTGTGTTGGCAATCTTGTCTATGGCTGCCACTGTGTGTTGTATGCTTTTGTAGATCATATCCACATTGGCACCTGTGTTCTGCAATATGTATGGTTTCAATCCTGGATCCAAATTTTCTGGCATCAGTATCAGCGATCCAGCACCTGTGCCCACGCGGGTTTCTGGTGTGGCTACTAGACTAGGATGTGAATCCATTCTCAAACTCTCCACTGCTTCTGATGTGGCATTGTAGATAAATTTTTGTAGATCAGCTATGTCTGTGAGGTCTGACACTCCCAGTCCTCTCACAGTGCTTCTTTGATTGTAGGCAATCACCACTGGTATCTCTCCCAAACCATTCACTTCTTCTTGGCTTTCAATGATTTCTTTTTTGTCATCATCTACTATGGTGGTCTTGATTACCTGTCTGTTCCATTCTTTCACAGTGATAATGTTTTCGTTGATCTCTTCAATGTATCTAAAATAGTCCAAGTTGTA